CAGGCAGGGCATACCACAGATCGGGAATCTCGCCATAGGCAATCGTGCTGGCGCTGGCGAACGTCTTGGCCGCCGTGCCGCCCGCAAGGGCCTCTGTCACCAGGAGATCGTTGTGGGTCTTGGCCATGCCGCGGCCCACGAACTGGGCAATGAAGTCCAGCAGGTTGCTGTCTTCGTCGGCCAGGAGCTCGTCAGTGAGCTCGATCTTTTTGGTGTACTTGACCAGCGTCATGGCGGTCGTACCGATGGCCGGTGCGTCGCGGTCGAAGACGTTGGTGGTGTTGTCGTCACCCATCTCTGCCTTGGTGATAAACTCACCGTCGGCCTCTGCGTCCAGCGGCACGTTGACCGTAGTGCCCACACCCGCGATGCGCCGCACGCCCAACTGGTTGGCCAGCATCAGCTCATCACGGCGAGCGATGATCTGCCCATAGTGACCAGTCGGCACGAGGCTGCCGCCGTCGGCTGCGGTCGTGATGTTCATGCCGGTGTTGTTGCTGGCGCGGCTCTCACGCAGGGCGCTGGCATCCGCCGTGCGGATGTAGTAGGCCATCGCGGAGACTTCGCTGTCGCCCAGCTTGGTCTTGCTGTTGATCATCGGCGCAGCCGGCGCCGCCACAGAGGCCAGGCGCTGCTCGCGCTGTTCGGCCGCATCAGCATCGGCGTTGAACTGCTCCGCCCGCTGCATGGCCTGATCCCACTGACGCTGCTCATCCTCGCTAAAGCCGCGGCCTTCGTTGGCGGCCGCCTGGTGGATGAGCGATGCGGCATTACGGGCCTCGATGGCCTTGCGCCGCAGTTCCACAACATAGGTATTCATGGTTATCCTTTGACTCTTAGATTCAAGTCGAGCAGCCGTAAGCGCCGCTCACGCTCTTGCGCCTGCACGGCCGCCCGGCCCGCCTGCGCGTTGTCTTCTATCTCACCGGCCGCCCGGCCGTCTGATTCGTCTGCAAAGTCCGGCACGCTCACGCTGCGCAGCCCCACGCTCGTGGCAGGGTAGGCTGGGAACGTCACCGGGCTCACTTCGTGCAGGTTGGCATCCAGCACCGTGCGCTGCGCCACACCATCGGCGCCCGGTTTCTCCCAGGTGTCGCCGCCCTCGCGCTTGGTCGAGAAGGCGAAGCTGACCCCGCTCACGTCACCCCGGCGGATGGATTCGATCGCATCCCGGCCCCAGCTCGTGTCCGGTGGCACCAGGTCAAAGCGGATGCCAGCGCCATCTTTGCGCACGTTGAGCGTGCCATTGCGCACCCTACCCAGCGGCAGATCCGTGTTATGGTTCCACAGCGCCCGGATGTCGGGATTGGCCCCCAGTGCCCGGTCGAAGGCGCCCGGCGCAAACCGCTCGCGGAAGGCCCGCCCGCGACTGTCGGTCATAACCTCAGACCAGCTGTCGAAGACCACTGCATAGCCCGCAATCAGCGGCGCCTGGCCCTCGCCCTGGCGCAGCTCCAGCGCCTCGATCTCAAATGTTCGCTGCTCTTGTTCACTCGCCATTGATCAGCCCCTTTACTGCATCCTGGTAGGCAGTCGCCACCCAGACACCAACATCAGCGCCAAGCTCCGGCAGCCCCAGCGTTTCGGCGACCGCCACCGTAGGCGCCAGCATGCTCTCACCTGCCAGCCGCCACTCGTGGATCTGCGTCTCGCCCCATTCCCCGAGGCCCTCACGCCCGGCCTGGCGCAGCGCCTTGCCGCCCTGCTGCCGCACATCGTTGACGATGCGCGCCACGAGCCGTCGCCGTGCGTCTTCCACCAGCGGCGCCAGCGCAGCAGCCTGGGCCTCACTATCCGATTTGGATAGTGAGCGGGTTGGCGTCTCGTCTTCGGGCAAGTCCTCGCCCTCCTGGCTGTCCGCCTGGTCATCCTCTGTCGCATCGTCTTGCGGCTGGTCGACCACTGCCATATTGAGCGGCTGCAGCAGCACGTCGCCGCCCTCGACCGGGTTGAGGTTTTCCCGCTCACGCCATTCGTTGGCCGTGATGGCCCCGCCCTGGCGCATCGTGTTGAGGGCAGCCGCACGCGTGCTGATGTCCGCCCGCTCCAGGCCGTCCAGTAGGTACTCGATGTAATAGCGGTCGCGCTCTTCGGGCGTGAGGAGATCCCGCATGAGCGCCTGCTCATCCCGCCGCGCCCAGTTGAGCAGGGTATAGACGCGCAGGTTAATGGCGTGCTGCTCCGCGCTGGCATAGGTCGTAGTGGCGTTATCAGCCAGCATGTCGAGCGGCACGCGGTACAGCCTGGCGATCTCCGCTACTTGGAACTCACGAGTAGCCAGAAACTGCGCCTCTTCAGGCGGAATGCCGATCGTCTCCGGCGTGATGCCTTCTTCCAGGATGTTAATGCGGTGGGCGTTGTTGAGCCCTTGCCACTTCTCTGCGAAGGAGGTCCGCAGCCGCTCGTATGCCTCTTTCGAGAGCTTGGCCGGATGCTTGAGGATGATGCTGGGCCGCGAGCCGTTGCGGAAATAGTTGCTGCCAAATTCCTCGGTCGCCTGCGCCAAGCCGATCGCATTCATGGCCTGGCGGATGGGGCTGATGCCAGTCACCCCGCCGATGATCATGTAACGGAGATGCTGGACCCGCCAGCCCGGCAGCACATAGCCCTTACCGTTGTCCATGAGGTAGGTATAGACCAGGCCGCCCGTAGACTTGTCGCGCTCGATGCCCACCCGGTCGGGCGCCAATGGCCACAGCCCCGCCACTTGCATGTTGGCGTCGTATTCAATCTCGGCATAGGCGTTGCCCCACAACAGCGCATGCGCCAGCCGTGTCTCGCGGACTTCAAAGGCGTACATTTCGCTGTTGCCCTGGTCATGCAGCACACGGTATAGCGGATGATCCACCGCCCTGGTGCGCAGCCGCCCGTTGCGCTCGTAGAGGATGAGCGGCACGCTGGCCAGTGACTGGCTGATGATGCCCACGCAGGCAAACACCGCCATGTTGCGCAGGCTGCCCGCCTCGCTCACGCCGATGCCCGCCAGGCTGGCGCCGTAGTCGCCGAGCATCATGGCACTGCGCTGCTCAACAACTTGCGGTTGTGGTGCGAGTAAGCTGGAGAGGATGCCCACGCTGTTGCCCCCTAGCAGGCAAATAACAAAAGTCGCTACGGTGATCGTAGCGACTTACCTTACATTATGTCTATAGCACAGATGTCTATATCTGTGTACGCAGCTCACGATCCGCCTTAACTGCAAGCTCCGTAGATGACCGGCAGTCAGTCCGATCACGTGCCTGGCGCATATGGTTGCGCACCGTGCTGTAGCTGATGCCCAGCTGCCGGGCGATCTCCTTTTGCGACTTGCCCGCCGCCAGCTGCCGCACAATCTGCTGCTGCCTGCCTGTCAGCCGTGCCATAACACCCACCTCACTACTCGCGCCCATCCTGCGCGCCGATAATGCCGCCGATCGCGAGCCCACCATCCATCACCGCCACCCGCACGCCAGAGGGCACCAGGCCCCGCATGCGCCCCTGCAGCGTCTCGACCATCTCATTAGTTAGGAATACGGGCGTGGTCAGGACCAAGAGATCCCCCGGCCGCAGCTGCGTGCGCTCGATAACGTTAACGGCAAAGGTTAACGAAACTTCGGAAGATGGCTTTGACACGCCCTGCAGCGGTGGGTAGGTGTAGTCCTCACTCATTGTGCCTGCCCGCCCTGGCCCGCTGGTAGGCCATCGAGAAGCCCATGATTAGAAACACCACGCCCGCATAGGCCAGCACTGCGGCCAGCCCCCAGGCCCACAAGATGGCGGCCGCCAGCAGCAGCAGCCCCAGCGTGACCATGCCGTCTGATGCGTCGACCTTCGTCTGCGTCTTGCGTTGCGTCATAGTGATAGAATCCCTCGATCCTCATACACACTGCGGCCGGAGTCGCCGGCGTTGCGCTGCGCCCGGTCGATAGCCATGATCGACGCCACAACACCGTCGATCTTCTCCCGGCTCTTTGCCTTGGATGGCTTGATGTTCCCGGCCGCATCTTCTTCCGTCGTGACGTTATCTGCCATCCACCGCAGCACCGGGTGCCCGCCGTGCGCAATCTCCCCCGAGAGCACCAGTCGTAACAGTTCCTTCGTGGGTGCGCTCATACTGGCATACCCCTGCCCCATCTGTGCCATGGTAAACCCTGCATCGGTGAGCCCCTGGCTGATGGCCGTAGCGCCCCAGCGGTCAAAGGCCATTTCCCGAATATCGTAAGCCTGCCCCAGTTCCTCGATCACGGCCTGGATGCGCCGGTAGTCGATCACGTTGCCCGGCGTGGCATGCACCAGCCCATCCCGCACCCACGCATCATAGGGCACCCGATCCCGCCGCACCCGCTCGATCATGTTGGCATCTGGGATCCAGAAGTTTGGCAGCAGCCACATGGGCTCACCCTCCTCGACCGGCGGAAAGGCCAGCACAAAGGCCGCAATGTCGGTGGTGCTGGCGAGGTCCAGGCCGCCGTAACAGGGCCGACCGGAGAGATCGGGCAGAGACTTGCCGCAGGCATCCCAGGCTCGCATGTCCAGCCAGCGTGCGTCCTGGCTGGTCCACTGGTTGAGGTACAGCCGACGAAAGGTGTTCTGGTAGGCCGGGCTCGCCAGTGCCCGCGCGCACTCGCCTGCCAGATACTCCTCCGAGACCGTCACCCCCAGCGATGGATTTGCCTTGCGCCAGGTGGCCGGGCTGGTCCAATCGTCGTCTTGGTCCGCAGCCGCAATATACGCAAAATACTCCTGGTCTGCGACTGTGCCGTCGAGCACCTGGCGCGCATGCTCGTGCTGCTCCCAGCAGATCGAATTGCGGTCGAAACCCGCCGTCGTGATGGCAACCATGAGCGGCTGCCGCCGGGCGCCCATGCTCGTGGCCAGCACATCCCACAGCTCCCGGTTGGGCTGGGCGTGCAATTCGTCTACCACGATCCCATGCGCGTTCAATCCATGCTTGGTAAACGCATCGGCCGACAGTACCCGGTAGACGCTGTTGGTCCGTGGCACCGCCAGGTGGCTGCGATAGACCTTGACCTCGCGCTGCAGGATGGGCGAGCCCTCGACAAACTGTTTTGCTTGGTCGAAGACGATGGCGGCCTGGCTGCGGTCTGCGGCTGCGCTGTAGATCTCCGCCCCTGGTTCGTTGTCGGCCAGCAGCAGCAGCAGCGCGATGCCTGATGCGATCGTAGACTTGCCCTGCTTGCGCGGGATCTCGACGTAGGCCCGCCGGTAACGCCGCGTGCCGTTGGGTCTCTTCCATCCGAAGAGCGGCCCGATCACCTGGTCTTTTTGCCAGGGCTGGAGGGCAAAGGTCTGGCCCGCCCACTGCCCCTTGGTGTGACGGATGATCCGCTCGAAAAAACGAATGGCGGCCTCGGCTGACCGCTGGTCGAAGTAGAACGGTTGTGCTGTCATGCCTCATATTCGGGCGCTTGCTCCATTGAGTGGGAAACAGCGTCACCAAATAGAACGTCCGCCAGTGACAGCTGCTCCGTCTCTGGTTCCGGCATGCGTGCCCGTGCGAGCGGCGTGGCCCCGAGCTGCTGGGCGTTGGCGCGGATCTGTTCGCTGGCCGTGCGCAGGACGATCAGCAAGGGATTCTTGCGGCTCTCCTCTTTGTTCCCATGCGCCGTGTCCGTGACGGTCAGCCCCATTGTCTCCTCGGCAAGCAGCTGGGCATAGGCGGCCTTGGCGACCGCCGTCCACCTGGCTGTGTCCTCGACGATCGCAACGTCCGCCGGCGTGAGCCCGGCGACGTCACGCACGAGCCGCCGAAAGATGGCCTCCGCATCATCCGGCAGCCGCCGCAGCCGGCGCCCATCAGCCGTGCGCGCGCTCGCTGCCCGCTTTGCCGGTAGTGGTCCCCTACTCCCCATGCACTAATTTGCCCCCTGCACTTTCACTCCAAAACCCCCGTGCGTGCGCGCAGTGC